CTTTTTCATAATGCAACCCACTTGTTATTAATGCTCATAATTTAACAAATGTATTTAATTTAGTCACTAAAAACCCGCACTTGGCGGGTTTCATTAACTCACCACTACATAAATAACTCTAACCCCACCGTTTATATGCTCATAATTCAGCAACCTAAATTGTGGGTTCTCTTCAAAGAACTCCCACATATCTATGACTGGGTTTGAATATTCAGGTCGGGTGAAGTCTTTTGTTTTCATTAAATATCCTTTTTTGGATATTCTATAAAATAAACTACCTCTCAACCACAATCATAAAATATTCTTAACCATCCAACTGTTTCAAGTATTTTTCCCAATCTCTCTTGTTTGCTCCAGATGCCATTCTCTGAGCAATTGCATAAGACTTCACTTGCTGCCTTTCGACAGCATGACCTTCTTTTAAATATTGCAGAAATGCACCATAGCTCAAATCCAAAATGTCGTTGTGTCTATGCCCCATCTTCACAAGATATGCAAAAGCCTCGAACCAACTTGAATCTTTACTATCAGTTTCTTTTTCATCTTTCTTAAAGAATGCCTCGTTTACTTCAATGATCTTTAAAACAAGCTCAACAATCATTCTAGATTGCCCTACATTCTCATTAAATGATTCAGGGCCTATGGTTGTCACCAATGAGCACATACCCATGATATTAAGCATCTGAGGCTCAATTAAAGGTGTGATTGTTTCTATTGAATAACTTTCTAGCTTTTTAATTGGATCTGCAAATTGAGCAAAACGATTTAAGTTCTTTACTTGGATTTGTTTAATCTCAATATTCTGATCAACAAAAACATAGGGCAATGATTCATTGTTCAAAAGGAAAAAGTCATTCATAGAAATAATCCTAAAATACAGGCACAAAAAAAGACGCTTATGCGCCCCTGTGCCTGCACGTATTGTTTTAAGCTGCTGCTGGAATAGTTACGATATGACCGTATACGCCAAGTGTTGCATCTGATTCCTTTTCTACGTCAGATAACGCACGTCCTTGAATTTCATATTGTCCAAGTTCGCTGTGAATCAATGGGAAAGTTGTTTCTGGTGACTTCTTAGTACGCCATAAACGAACCGCAACATGAGTCTTGGTTGCTTTGTTATACCCTTTAAAGAACAGTTCGTATTCTTCTTCTAGGTCTGTTGCAATTGTTGTCTGCGTGACTGCACCAGTCGTATATGTAGCTTCTAACGGCATTGTTAAGCCAGTTACATCATTAAAGATCACTGTACCAAACTTCGCATCCAATGTGTATTTAGATGGATCTACTGTAACAGGCGTTCCTGTTGAATCCTTGAAAGACGCAGTTGTAAGGTTATAACCTCCCAATTGGATTTCTTCACCAACCGCGACCGTTCCAATACTTTGATCTGTCACAGTAGTAGATGCGATTTCATGATTTGTACCAGATAAGATGTATTCCAAATTCTTAGCATTGATTTCTTCAATCTGTCCTGAGAATTCTACACCTGTGGTATTCACCATTGTGAAGTCTGTTGTGCTGTTGCCAGATGTACTTTCAGTATGCTCAATCAAATCAGCTGTAATCGCGATTTGAAACTCAGGCACATTCCCAATGAAGCGCATTGCACCTGCTACACCATTTGAAATTTTCGATAAGTAAAACTTACCTTGAAGATAGATATATTCCTTAGCCATTCACTTTGACCTCTTTCTGTTTTGGTGTGGACTTAACTTCAACCGATGGAATCTCTTTTTCGGCCAGTTGTTCTTGCTTTACTTCCTCAATAACCTTGATTTCAAGCAAATTAGAGATTTGTATGTCGCTAAGACCTGCAACAAAATCACCTTTTTTAAAACGCCCTACAGGTTGCAGGGCTTTGTATTGTTTATCTGCCATGAAGCAGCTCCTAAATAATTCTTCGTGATTCGAAGATCACGGTGTAATAAACGAATGCAGGCCCATAGCCATCTTTAACATCAACGATTTGTAAAGGTTCGATAGAGTTGTCAGGTTCCCAACCAGCCAAAAGCTCAATAACTTGATCTAACAGTTCACCTGCTTCATCTGCAACCGCTGAGATATCATTAAGCTGTGATTTGGCATTACGGCAAGCAACAGTTACGGCCCATTGCAAACCAAGTAGGTTCTTTGAACCGCGACCAGCCTCATCAACCTTCCTGATACGATGGAAATTGACATGCGCTGCAGGTGTAACTTGCCCCATTTCAGTCACTGATACAGAGTTCAACGGCGTATAGATTTGCTTAAACTCTGGGATTTCCTTGAGCTTTTCAGCAATTTCAGCACGTACAGCGAAGAAATTAGCCACTTAGATGCCTCCCTATAATGTTTAAGATTTCCTCATCATCTTCTTGGTTAATACCTAGAAATGTTCGAGGTTCAATCTCAACTTTTTTAACCTTGCGCCAATTGCCAGCTACTTGAAACACCAAATAGCCAGCCGTTTTAGGGTAAATTTCCACCCCATAGTGCATGGTTGCCGCGTACTCAACATTGGTTCCCCACTCCACACCGTTATTGATAACATTGTGTGTGAGGCTATTCATTAAGCGCCCTGTATCACGCAATGTCTGTCCGTTCTGCAACTCGGCTCTCCATGATTGTTTCCAAGGATTACCATCTACATCAGATTGATCAACAAACCGTAATTGAGTGGAGCTGACACCGTAAGCACCAATTTCATCAAACATAGCTTGCTTGTCATATCCTAAGAGATGATCAAACAATTGCATGATTGCTGACTCGCCATCGGCTTTAACTGATATTGCAAAAGGCATAAACACCTCACTTTAAGCTTGGCATTTGATTCAGAATGTCATCAGCAAACATGCCACCTCGATACGTTGTACCAATTGGCATCGTAGCTGGTGACTGTTGTGGGAGTTCGCCTGTAGGCTTGTCCTCTTCATCAAGAATAGGCAACACCGCCTTTTTATCAGCAATACGCTTTAGATAAGCAACTTCTGATTCATAGCGTTTTTCAACTTCGTCGGTCGGTTGTTGAAAGTAAAGGCGGTATCGGGCAATGTTGCATGCCGCACGTTTTAAAGTGCTTGGAATTAATGGCAGCGGTAACGTGTATGCAACAGCAACATAGCTATCAATTTCCTCAAAAGCATCCTGAAGGGCCTCATTGACCGCATTAGGATGTGTTTGCATAGCCTCAAGATTCGCTATTTCATCAGCACCAAACCTAGCTTCAAGATCTTCTCTGGTCGCATACATAGCTCACCTTACTTAGTTTCGGTTGCACCTTTATCAGATGCCGCTTTGGCACCCTTTGCAGGCGCCGCCGCCGTTGCAGTCGTTAATTCCTTTTCAAGCTTGACAACCAGAGCTTTCAGATCAGCAATTTCGGCATCCGCTTTCAATTTTTCATCTGACAGCTTTTGATTATCCACTTTCAGATCAGCAATTTCGGCAGCAAGTTGCTGCAATTGGTTTGAAGAATCACTGGATTGCTCCTGTTTGGATTCCGTGTATTCCTCAATTGCCCCAGATGCTAAAAGGGCTTGAATACGGTTCGCATCAAGCCCTTTAATTTCACTACCTGGTCGAAAATGACCGATGGATTGTCTTGCAATGTACTTTGGCATTTAATTCTCCTTAAACAAAGCCACGACCACCAACCAAACCATTTTTATTGTTTGGCACAGCGAGTGGTGAAGATTCAGCCAACAGTTGAATGGAAGATGGATTCTTTTCCTGCCACTGCGCTAAGAAAAACTCCAATGGTTGACCAAAGGCTTCGATATTCTGAATCGCACAATGTGCAATCCAACCATTTGCATCAGAAATCATTCCAAAGAAATCTTCAGGAATGAAACGCTCTACTGCCCCATTCATGTTGTGAGTACCGTCATACGTCCAAATTTGGACATTATCAACAGTGCCACGGAACTGAGGTTTAGATGGATCATCAAATGTTGGCGTTAAAGGAACACTGATTGACGCATAAGGCTTAATGAATTTTTCCTTAAACTCATCATTCTGAATCAAGGCATTAAAAACTTTGGATGATGTTAATACCATGTTAGGCGCAACACCTGTATGCTCAACCGAAATATCAATCATGCTTTGCATGTCTTGAACTGGAGTTGCATTTGCAAGATTCCATTTAATCAACGGTGCAAAATTACATGCAGAGTTTCGATCATAATCAACCGTATATGATGGAAAATCAGATGATGCAAAAGTGGTTTTTCCGTATAGCAAAACGTCACGTGCAATCAGCAGTTTTCGATTTTCAATTGACTGTCGCAGATAAACCGCCTTTTGCGCTTGATCAATCAACAACAGTTCTGCATCACTTAAGCGATTCGATCCAGTTGCAATAATCCCATAACGGCGTAACTGCGCCACCAATGCAGAATCCTGCACATCACTTGGCACAATGGTTACCATCGGCTTTAAATATGCTGGCTTCACAAAAGCAACCTTGCCAGATTCAGCAACATTGATTTGGCGACCTGCAACATTAGGGCTTACAAATGGCGCTAATGGAGTTGCTGTATTTAACTCGCCAACAGGCACTTCTTTTTTAGAATAAGAAACACGTTGAGGAAAGAAGCGATCCATCAACCATGTATCGACCTTTTTTGTAGTGTCAGTTAATAAAACGAGCTGAGGGATATCCAACAGCTCGACTGGTGCATTTTGAAATGTAAAACTAACGCTCATGATTTACCCCACGACTTTGCGTAATTCGATTTTGTTCTTAAGGCCTTGTGCACGAACCGCATCAATTTGATTAGCGATGAGCTTGGTTCCATTGACTGTTACGACGGCAATATCGAAAGGACCTTGCACATAAATAGGCATTTCAAGACCGTTCGCTGCATGATATGTCGATTGCGCTGCGGTCATATCTTCAACAACAATGGCATGCCAATCACCCACCACATCAGTCTCAGAATCAACTGCTGGGTGTGTTGCTACATTTGCCGCACTGACTGCGATCAAGTCACCACGTTTATAAGCTGTAGCTGTTGTTGGTTTAACATTTTCAGTGCGAACACCATCACCAACAACGAGCTGGCGGCTCTCGATTGTTTCTGTAATTGTTGCGCCCATTATTTACTCTCCTGTGCTGCTGCAAATTTATTAAAAGCCTGATCCAGTGCAGAACCTAGTGGCTGACCTGATCCACCACCTTGCCCACTATTTGCTTGGTGAGTAAATAAATGCGCTAATGCTGCATTAGGTTGTGCAGGTGTGGGCTGTGGCGCTGGTTGCTGTTCAGGTGTTTTGCTTGAGAATTGACGTAACTGCTTTGCTGCAAAGTTAAATGTCGCATCATCCATATTTGTGTACGCTGTTTTATCTTCAGTACTAAATTGGATCTTCAGCTCGGTTTCTAATGATGTAATGTCAGCAGTACGCTTATCAGCTTTGAACTTTTTCAATTCAGCCTGTGCTGCATCACGTTCCTGTTCAGCCTTTTGCTGTGCTGCTTTTGCCTGTTCTAGTTCGGTCACGTCTGTGTCCTCTTGTTGATTAAAGTTTTTAGGGCTATGACTTGCTGCCACAGCGTTGGTGTTGTCATCTGCACCCAGGGCACAAAAAGACACTTCACGAATACGGCCACCACGGAACACGGTAATTGGACCTTGGTGCACTTTCCCGTTTACAGTAACTGCTGTACCTGCCTGAATCTCCTCAATGGTTGAGGGTTCAATACGCACTGACATTTGCCACGGAAAGCCATCGTCTGAATCCTGAGCGATCTGAGTACCAAACTCATTGCTCATTAAGTCACCAGAAACGGTAAAACCATCCTTATGGTTGATTGCATGACTATTGATTGCCCCAGCACGTTGCCGTGGTGAGTGCTCAAGCAAGGCTGGAATACGCCCTTTGACCTGCATTGAGTCAAGATCAAAAATGACCCGATCCCAATACCAATGGTCGGTAATTACCTCACCGCTATATGCCACACCTGAAAAGGTGCGCTTCTTTTTGCCCTCCTGCTCAGCATCAACACTGACCTGACCAAGTTGGAAGCAAAACTGATTTGAATTTTCTATATCTGGCATTGTTTACCTCATGGAATTTTGGGTGGCTGTCTGGTGTTTGTGGATCGTTTTTTATTGGTGGTTGAACATGGCGCATAACCCCATCCCATTGCAGTGATCTTGCAACCTTGACAATTACAGCCACGTCCACGTTTAAATAAATCTCTAATCCATCGCATAATGAGCATCCATAAAAAACCGCCCAAATGGACGGCTTTTAAGATTTATAAAGTTAATTTACCAAGGCTTTCAGCGTGTAAACTAATTGCCCTTTTTCAGTTGTGATTGAGACAACCTCAAACGATAGTCCAATCTCAAACAACACCCCTTGTCCAGCGTTGAGCTTTCCAAGATCAATGCCCAGCCCCTTAGCATTCTCAACCTTAATGACAACATCTGTATTTGATGCAGCCAACATCAATGGAGAATCCAAAGTGATTGTTTGCCCGACCTGCAAAGAAGCCACATAATTTAATGATGATGTACCAGAAACAGTTATAGCAGTATTTGCTGACACAGCTTGAATCTGAGCCATATCCGCTTTAAACCAACGGCGTAGCACATCATCCGCTTTAGAGATTGGCGCTTGATTAAGATACGCCGTGAGCGCCACATCGTTACCCATTACATAGTCTAAAAAGGTTTTAATTGCGCTTGGTCTTATGCTTGGATCAAGCGGAATCACAGTCTTGGCAATTGTGTCAAATAGATCACGGCTCTTATCATTCATCGGCGCTAATAGACTTATAAGCTTTTCACTTGCAGTCCATTCAGCCTTGTTAACTTGCTTCTGATTAAGCAGAAACTCCTTATCTAAAATTGAATCGCTAATTTTCTGGTCAACCAGTTCAGACAAATCACCATAATTTGCAGGACTGGTGGACCATCCCAGATCAACGGCGATATCAGGGAGATCCTCATCTGATGTAATGCCATATTTAAGCGCCTGCTTCTCTGTGAGGGCAATCACAGTGCAGCGGCAACGAAATCCATTAGGTGGATACCAGATCAACCAAAAAGGGTCATCAATGTGCCGGATAATCCTGTTCATAGCTAAATGGCTTGGTCTTACCCGACTATCATCAATCGCTGAATACATCAGGTATGGTCTAGCTGCTTTGTTTCGCTGCTGTTGCTGCCACCTTCCATGTGCATAGGCTGACTGAATGTTGGTCCGAAACACATTATCCAAATAAGATTCAGGCAAAATGATTTCGTTTTTAGCGACCAACTCCTTAAAGTCATTAAAGGTTGATCCGTCCGCAATCGACTTATTTACAGCCTGCATCACTGTATTAATCTGCTCAAGACTGGACAGAAAACTAACTGTACTTGCATATTGCCTAGTGCGCAGATCCAATGAATAAAACTCATCAGGCAATACAATTTTTTTAAGCTGGGCGTATTGCATAGCCTCAAGAAATGGTACAGGTTGCATCGCCTAACTCCCACTTGATAGCACATACCCAAGTACATCACCTGCATATAACGCCCTTTCCAAATTAGCTGTGAACTCGGTCTTAGAAGCATTCGGGATCAACTTTTGCAAATTGAATGCAAGTGCTTCTGGTGATTCACTCTGCTGTACCAATTCAGCAATCTGCTTCTGATCAAGCAAGCTTAGTGGACCCTGAGCGTCAGTAAGCTCTTCAACTTCCTGCTGATCTGGACTCAGTTTTTTAACACCTGCAGCAAAGCTAAATGCTCGATTCGGCAAAGCTTTAAATTGTGGCAGTGGCAAGCTGTTCTGTGACTCGGCAACATCACCCTCTTGCAATCCATATTCTCGCTGAAAATATTGTGGAGTCAGATTAGCGCCTGCATTTTTAAGCTTTTCATCTCGGCCCGCCTTATCAGTGTTGAGTGACTTCTCATCACCAATAATAATTGTGTGACGGTCCCAGCCATTGATAAAGCACAGTGCATCAATCATTGCCTGAATCGTAGATGTAATCATTCTGATATCAGCTTGAACCTTATTGTTCTGAACTTCTAAATGAACTTCACCTAATGCCCTGCTTCCTTGACCATCCGTGCTACTTGTTAATGTCTGCCCCAAGATGACTTTCTGAATACTACGCTCGATCTTCTTATCGAATGACTCAAATGCTGTAGATCCATTCTGATTGCTCGTAATAGCTTCAACTGATTCATCGGCATTAATAGAAAGCACCGACTGAGCATGAGCATTCAGTAAAGCTGCAAGCATTTCTTTTACACCCTTGGAAGATTTACCAACTAACAGCGGATTTCCAAAACGCTCTACATATTTAGCCCACATCTTATAGGTGCCATTCTTAAAGAAGTGCAACCAGTAAAGGCGGCTAAAGAGTGCCTCACCAAACGGGTTTTCAAATGTAGGCTTACACTGAGTCAAGAAGTGCTTAAACTTTTGATCACACTCAATATCACGGCGCTGATCATTGTAATTCTGACCAAGAATCAAACGACCATCACTCTTTGGTTCAAACCATTGCATAGGCTTTACACCTACCCAATGCCAACCAATGTATGGCGTAATCGTTTGCCCTTCAAAATGTACGGCATTTGGGTTATATACAGCCTCAATAACTGAATAGCCGTACCACCGTGCATTCTGTGTTCCCAATGTCAGCTCAGACCACCATTTTCGAATTTCATCTGCAAGTATTTTCGATGCTGCAGTGTCATTTGGCTCCAATCGAAAAGGCGCACTTTCAAGTTTATCTTGTCGTTTTTCTACGCATTGGTAGATTTCATCGTCATACATCAAAACGCTTAAACGGTTTCGAGAAACGCCAGCCTTTCTAAGCACCTCATCAATATCGGGCATCCGAGTTAGAAACTTGATAAATGCTTGTTCCGCTTGCTGTGTATACAAATAACCCCCAGCCGTTGCTGACTGAGGGTCATTTGTTTTCTTGGTTTTGTCTTTCTTTGCCATATCTTAACCACCCATTGGAGGCTCATAGTTCTGTTTAACGGTTGCCTCTTCAATCGCATCGATCAATGTATCCACCTGGTCATCATGATCATGCGTCATATCTGCCGTGAATGCTTCACACTCCTCAATGAATGCTGCAACCCAAGGTTGACCAATTGGAAGCATTACCAAACGATCTTCAGGATTGTTTTCATAGTCATGTTCTAATTGCACCTGAACATCCATGAAACGAGTGAGCTTGTCTGTACCACGCTGAATGGCAATACATGGAACGCCTGCATAGGTACCAAGATTCTGAATGAGCTGGGTACCATGTGCTTTATCTTCAACATTCATCCATCGAATAGGCCTTGTTTCATATGTATAAGCCTTATGCTTATCAATGAATGCCTTGGCTTGCCTGTTCATCTCAGGCGCTTCCCATTTGCCACGCAACAGATCAATGATGTAAATCTTGCCGTCAATTCCCAAGCCAACCAGTAAAAACACCGTGTAGTCGTTATGTGTCTTAACTTTCTGCGCCGTATCGACGTAGATAGCTCGCCACAGCAGAGGCGGCAAGTCCTTATACCGACCAAACCACTCGGTCTTGATAAGGTCGCCACCAAGCTTTTTAGGGTTCTGCATGTATTGGCTTGCAAAGGTATAACGAGAAACAATCGCGCCGTCTTTATCCTCACCACCCTTTTCAAGCTGCAGTAATGATTCGAGTGATTCTTTCAGTGGCCAATAACTTTGGCGGCCTAAATCATCACGCTCTACATCTCTTGGGACCTTGGCTTGGATCTGCTCCGGCAATTGGCTGATGTAATCGTCATCGATCAAAGCAGGAATGCTGATCTGTTCCCACTCACCCGGTACGTTTCCAGTCATCACAAAATTAGTCGGATCTTCAACGTGCAAACGTTGCATGATCAAAATAATTGGTGTGTCAGACTTGGCTTTACGTGAGTTGACCGTGTTCAGGATCTTACGATTGGCTTTCTTACGTGCCGATTTACTAAAAGCGTCCTCTGGCTTTAATGGGTCATCCAGAATGATTGCGCCTGTAAAGCCCTCATTTGCCAACGTACCTGCACGGCGACCAGTGACCTGCCCACCCATTGAAGCAGAATAAACATGCCCAGCATCATAACCATCAACGGTAGTTTTCCAACTCGACTTAGCATCTGTACTAGTTGATATTTTGACTGGCCACAGACTTTGGAAATCTACTGATTTGACAATGTTTCGAGCTGTAGCAGATACATCCTCAACCAATGATTGTGAAAATGACAAATATAGAAAGCGTGAACGAGCATTACGAGCCAAACCACGGGCAATCAGGTTAGTAAGTAGTTCTGTCTTACCCGAGCCTGGTGGAACGTTAATAACAAGGTTTTTAACCTTGCCTGATATGACTTGATCAATCTTGTCTGCAATGTATTCATGATGCCAATTGACTGAGAACTTAAAGCCCATTCGCGGCAAGAAAAAACGCCGTGTAAAGAATAAATGCTCTTTCTCACATCGTTCTCGTTCTAACTGCACTTCAAGCAAGCTAGTATTTACTTTCGAGTTCATCCATTGCCTGCCTTATTTGTTCAGGCGTAGCTACAACATGAGTAACTTGCTCAGGGTTAAGAGGCTCACCATTTGCACCAGTTAATTGCGTTTTACTTGTATTGGTGTATAAACCACCCATCTCTTTAGCCGCTTGTTCGGCCCATTTCGGAATCAAAACTGGATTGTTTGGGTATTTATCAACTAAACCCTGTAGGAGCTGAAGTCGATAGCGCATGTTCGCAATAGGAATAGCTTCAAGTTCTTGGTTTGCTATACGACGATACTCAAAGAATTTATCTCTCAAATCCTGACTTAGATCTTGTCCTGTTCTTTTAGTTGGGTCGTAGGCTTCACATTGCTGTGGGGTGACATCAACATTAAAAATATCTCTAACTGTTTTGGATGTTTGGGTTGGTGTTTCAAACTCAGCAAGCATCCTAACGATGAACAGTTTCACCTTTTTGGTAATACGTGCCATTTCCACCATTCCATCCAAGTACATCCAAGAAGAATGGTAAAAAAATTTAAACCACTCTTAAAAAGCAAGTTCCACAGGCATGATAGATATCTGCCCTTGCTACAGTTGGCCGTTGATTTGCAGCGTTCACCATTTCTTGTACTTCCTTATTTGCCCCATAACGGCGAACAACGCCCGTGAACTCTTCAACATCATGGCCTTGTATCGTCAACTTTGGCTTACCAGTTTCACGATTATAGGATGGGATACCCCATTCATCTTTCTTATGGGCGATATGATAAAGCTCATGTTCTATTAGGGCGCAGAAATCAACATCATTGGCTTGCTGGGCATAAGTTGCATCAATCGTAATGAGATAATCCGGCATATCATTGAACCATTGATAAAACTGTTCTTCCTGCCGTTCTTTCTTCCATCCACCCGCATTGATCATGATCTTTTCAGCTTGGCCAACGACAAACCGACCTTGTTTCTTAAATCCACCTTTAGCCCACATCACGGCGATCTGCGGATAATAAAATGCTCCAAGATGTGAGTGATCTGGGTTAAATAACTTATGTTCAGGATTGAGAAAAATTGACTTTATCCATCGCCATAATTCAGGTGCTGGTGCAAAGTTTGGTGTGTCATGGGCAAAAATCCATTCTGGTGGATATGGACGTTGCTGAATAACAAATCCGACTTCATTATTCATCTTTTCACCCGTATATCACGGCGACCTTTCAACCACTTTAATTTTTCAATGGCCAAAAAAAATCGCTCATCTTGTTGAGCGATTTCTTCATCCGTTAAGCCTTTTGTTGTACAACTACCCAGGTGTTTTATTTCTTGTTCAGTTTGCCGTATTTCAATATCAATGTTTTGATGCATAGGAGCTCCAAACAAGAAAGTAAAAAGCCCTGCCAATAACTAGTGTGTTGGCAGAGCTTCATGCGCTGTAATCCGTTCAGCAAATAATCATGTCAAAAATCGCCCTTCGCTCGGGTGGCGCACTACCCGTTAGATCAATGTTTTCATCTTCATTCTCCTGATTGATCGCTTATGCATGTCACAAGCACCTTTAATAAATTTTAGGCAAACAAAAAGCTCGCATAATGCGAGCTTTCAAATCTTTCAGGGCGACCAATTCATAAAACGCCCATTTTAGAAATACTTATACTCAAGTGTATACCCTGCTGTCAAGCATAAGTGGCATTCTTGGTTTCATTCATTTCAAAATTAAATGATCTAGAAAGTTTATTTCGAATTTGATTTTCCCATTCAGCAACTATTGATTCCCCAAGTTGCTCATATTTTTGATAACTTTTGATGTATGCAGTTTTGGTTAATACAAGATTAGCGATCTTAATCTTTTCATTAAGAGTATATGGTCTCTTTCCTGATCCGTCGCACTTTTCGCAGAATTTAGTTCCAATTGGATTTACATGGCTTTCATAAATTTCTACTTTCCCTATACCCTGACAGTGTGGACACATAGCTTTAACAAATAGATGACCACGCAATACTACCTCTGCCATAGATTTAGCCAAATTATCTAATGAACCTTGTGTATTATTAGGTTTGAAATTTTTCTTAATCATTTCCTGATGGATTACTCTGGCCATTTTGTTGCGCACCTTGAAAAAAAGTGCTGACTTAATTTCCCCTGTCCTAAACTCGACTTTCCCCGGCTTGTCCTCAATACGGCGTTCTACCTGATAATTGAAGTCGTATTTACTTATAAATAATTCTGTTTGTTCCTCTGCAGGCGTAATAATTGCCACACGCTCAAAATCAACGCGCTCAAGAAGCAGTTCAGCCCAAAGTTTTGCGCCTGGAGACATAAGAGCTATTTCACCCAACACCACATCTTTTGTTATTTTTCCTTTACCGTTACTTTGAGCTATAGCGAGTCGCAACAATTCTAAAAAATCAAACTTTTCAATTAACATATCTATCTTCCTATACTTCTGTGATGCTGATCCCATGAACTGTGCTCATGAGATGTTTTTTGGTGCGATAGCTCGCTAACTTTCTTGTCGCTGCTGACTTCACATCTTCGACAATGTATTCACCTGTGATGATGTAGTAAGTGAAATCAGCAAAATAACGCAGTGCTGGCTTTGCCCTTTTCTCTCCCTCTAGTTTTGTCTTAGGTGCAAGTTCAAATTTAGTGTGATGCTCTAAACCGAAGATCTCACCACGTTGTTGCATCTCTTTAAGCTCGATGTACCGTTTGTGTTCTTTCTTGCTATCGAAAGTCATGCCGTCTAATTCAACTTTCTGAGCGTTGAACTTGTTACGTTTAGCGGCGTTAGGCTTATCACCTTGCTTAAGAATTTCACGGCGATACTGATCGATGCTCATTGTATTCATGCAGTCTTCACCCATACCAAGCATTCAAGGCGCTTAGAAAAGTACACACTAACTCCGTGACGTTTACGAAGCTTGCGTGCACGTCTGCGTGAAATTGGACGTTCTTTTGCCCATTGGTGATAAATACGTTTCCCAGCTTCGGTGCCAAATCCACATAACAAACAAGCTAGGTCGTAGCCATGTGGACATTTGCCATTATCAATGCAGTGACCTACTGTGATTTCTTGTGGGGTGGCAATACGGTCAAGATCATCAATATTCACAATATCGAGACTTTCTTTCCCACTATCCAGCCACACAGCCTTTTTGTAGATGTGATCTATCTTGAAAACTTTGCGATTGACATAAAGCAAAACATGTTGTCCGACCTTAAACATGCTCACCTCCATAAATGGATTCGTAGTCTTCTAGAGCTTCTTTTAATCGAATCCCATACACACCACCGCTTAAAGAAGCCTTTACATCTTTTGCGCCACCCCATGACTCTACAATCTCTACGCTCTCAACTAGGCGCTTGAGGTCTGAAACCAAGCAAGATGCATATTTAGGTGCTAACACGAAATCTTGCATTTGCTCCGACCAGTACTTAAAGACTTCTGGCATGTAGCAATCTTGGTATTTGTTTAATACTTCCCTTGCTTTATCAACACCATGTTCTTTTATGAATTGGATTGTGTTCATGGTAATTTCACCTTTGTTACTTTGCCTTTGAAGAAGCCATACATTTCGCAATTGGGCTTTGGGCGCTTATATAACTGATATCTACCTTCAAATTTATAGACGCCTTCAGGTAAATCACTTCTAACAAAGCGATTAAAAGCATAGGTACAAATGTCACTATAAAATCCAGGTCCACCATCTAAATCAGGCATATTTACCTTGAAGTGCAATGCTTCTCGCCCATCATGAGCAACAAAGAATGTGACTTTATAAATAACGTTTGGTTTAGGATCTAAGTGCCCCCAAGTGTCATACATAACACTAGCTTTATGCTGAGCTTCATGTGCTGCAAATAGATTAGCGTTCATTGGCTTTGCTCCCACTTCTCAAAATGAAAGGTGATTTTCGATGTTGTCTCTTGAACTTGGCCAAACATCAAAGCCAAACGGTAATTAGCAACATATTCACGTAACTTTCTATTTGAATCTTCAAGCTGTTTACGCCAAAACTCCAAAGTGAATGAGTGCTTATTCTTATTACAGATATTGCAAGCAGGCATGAGGTTTTCAATCACATCATGTTCGGGATTTAAACATGTGCCATCACCATTTCTGCGAATTGGAATCAAATGATCGGCTTGCCACTTATCACTCAGTAACTCTCCGCAATAAGAGCAAAAACCACCAAACTTCATTTTGAGTTCTTCCCTTTGTGCTTTACTTAGCTTCATCACAACCACCCTTGAGCGCTTGATCTAACTCTCCAACAGCAACACTTAAATTTTGCAAATGCTCACACAGCTTAGGTGCTTTCTCATTAATAACATCCCAGTCATGAAATTCATCTATCGCTGATTTATGTATATCTTTGACTGCTAGCAAAGCCATCTCGATATGTTTTGTTTGTGCATCCACCCGCTTTTGCAGCTCATCCACTTTGGATTGTTGGTGTTGGTAGACCGATAAACCAAAATCTAAATCAAACGAACCGTATCCTCCTTTTTTGCTTGTGTAAGGGGTGCATCTGAGTTGTAGCTTGTTTCTATCTGAGCCGTGAGATTGAATAAATT